GGGTTTGGAAGCTGCACATACCTCTGAGGTTGATGGACACAACTCCTGTCACCAGTCCAGTCTTTATCAATGACATCAAATGCAAGAGAGATACGAGGTTCTTTGTTGTAATAGGTCTTGACTCTATGTACCACTTCTTCACCTAATACCACACATTCTCCGAGTTTATTAGTATAATGTTTGTCTTCTATCAGTATACCATGTTTCTCGTTACCACTGATAAAGACACTACATGCATAGATGGTATTTTGATTCCCTTGCATAGTCCTCTCATACTCTTCTCTATGATAGTGTTTCTTAATCATCTCTCCGAATCTGAGTATGTTACCCCAACATTGCACCCATAGAGTGTCATAGGATTTAAATCGAGGAATACTGAATAGTTTGGGTGTAAAAATGTTTCGTAACTCTGTGTGTTCCAACCAGTTGTAGACGTGTAGTTTGTTCGTGATACCACTGTATTGGTTATGTTTGTGTGCATGTGGTATACTGAGTACGTCTTTCTCGTGTCTAAGGAGTAAGTCTTTGACTGTGTTACATTCTGTGAATGTAAAAAAATCGTACTTCTCGTGTATTCTGAAGTTATTTGTCATAGTAGGAACGAATGAGAAACACTCGTGTGTAAGCTACCATAGTCATCCATGCAGTGATGGTTGTCCCTATGGTGAATGCATCTGTCCATCCGAGTATATCGATACAGATATAGAGTCCGAGTAGATTGAGTGGATAGTTGATTAACAGTCCTGTTCCGACTGTGGTGAATGTTTCTTTATGTCGTTGTCGTACCTTGTGGTTCATGATATAGTGTTCCTAGTGTTCTTCGTAAACAGAGTTTCCCTTCCATGGTCTCTACCAGTGTATAGGTATCGTATAGACGTGTGGTGGGTGATGTTTTCTGTACCATCTCTAACGTCAACTCTTTATCGAAACAAATATGTCCCGTGTCTTTGTGTATACTAAGATGATAGTCGACAAAGAGTACCTTTTGATTGGTTTCGTCTTTAATTAGTTCAGACATGTTTCCATACCTCTTTATATAAACAAAAACGTTCTTGTTTGGTGTCTTCGGTGATGTAGGTGAATTGCATACCTAATAGTTGATTGACCGTCCCTCTATATGTACCGTTGAGTGTACAAGTGTGTTCGATGGTGTCTCCGACTTTAGGTTTCTTTCGTGTCAAACTCATGTATAACTTCCTTTTCTTCGTGTCTCAGATTTTGTATACGGTAGTTCATTTGGTCGATTTGGTCGAGTGTTCTCTCTTTACCGTATTTAAATTTCGTAAGTGTGTTCCTCCATCGGTCTTGAAACTCTCTATAAGGTGCATTGATGGATTTGGTGTTGTCCCAGTGTGGGAACATCTCTATGAAGTCCTCTCCTGTGTACTTGTCGGTGGTGACTTCGTAATGGTGTATGTCGGTGCCGTCTCCGAGAGTGTATTCTGATATCCACTCGTTATAGGTCATCGGATGGTCGTAACTCGTTCCCTGTGTGTTCCATAGGTCAATGTATCCACTGTTGAGGTCGAGTTGTACACGTGATTTAACGATGCCTGGGTGAGTCAAAATTCGTTCTTCGTCCTGTGTGTACCATCCTTGACTGGGAAACCATGGTTCATTGTGTAGTAGTTCTTCGTACAGATACATGAATTTGGAAGCTTGATACGGATTTATCTTTCCATTGTCCCATGCACTTTGCATGTGTTTCTCTTTGTCTTCCAATAGGGGTTTGTAGTGTACTAAGTGTTTCTCTATTTTTTCAATCCATAGAGGTGGCATATCTCTTGGTTTGAGTCTCGTGACATGGACTCCACGTTCAAAGTAATCATTGAACATACGTCTGAGTTGAATGTGGTCTTGTTCGGAACCTGTAAAATTAAAATGTATCATGAATAAAAAATTGTAACATAATGAATATGAGTATAGGGAAGAGTGACATCATGATGAGAGCTTCCGTTAATGAGTCTTTTTTAATCCCTAGTCTCTGTAATAAGTAGGGAATTAGTTCGTCTGGCATCATCTAAATATTCTTTTAATCCTTTCAGTCCTTGTTGATACATTCCTAGATTTGTTCTTAGGAATTCTATCGGTATATGTTTGGTCACTCGTATGTCGTACTCTGTCGGTGGTTCAAATATATTGTTGGTGTCTTGGTATTCACTCTCTTGTATCGTGTCCATCCATATGGTGAAGTCTGCATCGATGATACGTCTTGTCTCATAGAGAGGACTGATGAAGTCCATAATACCGAAGTCATAAAAAGACATTCGATAGGACTGTCTCATACGTCCTTCTTTACTAAAATCCCAATCGTTACACTTCTCTCGAAGAGTGTCGGCATTGTAGTGTGGGACTAGGAAATGATAGGAGAGTTCTCTACTGATGGTCGACTTACCACTGTTAGGTAAACCCATGACCAGTACCTTCATCTGTCTAGTCTTTTTCTTGTCTCTCGTATAATAAAGTCTTCGTATTCACGTTTTGCAGTCTTCTTACCACTCATATATGAGAAGTAAACACATGATGCAATGAAGACGATGTGTATCAAATATAATTCAGTTGTCATTCAGACTCCTTATGTAGTTTTGTCACGAAATCGATTACCTGTTTCCTTGTATACCATTCACTATTATATAGTGTTACACTTCCTGTACGGGTGTTGGTGACAATGTATCGGTCATAGATATACTGTGCAATGCAATCAGAAAAGTTCGTCTCCTTCTCTATTCTAAAGTGTCCTAACATACTCTCTAGTATTCTCATAATAATATATTCTCCACAAAGTTACGTAATAAAAACAATAGTCCGACACCGTTAAGAATGATTAGAGCTCTATCGTTCCATAGTATCGATACCCACAACCATAGTGCAATACCGATGATGGATAGTGACAAGTCGTACATGACGAACTCTTCCACACCTCTCATACTCATGGCAATCATCACAAACACGGATGCAACCCATTTCACGTACCAGTCAAGTGTATACTTAGGAGTTGCACTCTTAAATATACGTTTACTGTTCTCTATCTCTTCTTTACTAAACTTTATGTCACTCATCGTTTCTTTATCTTGTATTTGTCTTGTGTTGGTATCTTACGTGTTTCTAGTGTCTCTTTGATATAGTCCTTGAACATGTCTGCACCTTTAAACTGTGGTGGTGGATAGAGAGTGTCCTCATTCTGCATGAAAAATAGACACATCATTGCAACATCTCTGAACTCTACTGCAACACCATTGAATAGTAGTATCTTATCATCGGGGTGTTTCTTACCTTGCACCCACTGAAATTTGTCCCAATTCTTTATATCGTTACTCATAGTTTTACTGGTTGGTATCCTAACCATTTGAAGTCTTGGGCAAAGTCATATGATATCATATCATACTCTTCATGTGTGAGTCGATACTTTAGACGATTTGGTGTGACGTTTTGTGCATCGTCCATGTCAAACTCATAGTGTGCAACACTCAGGAGTTTATCTACTATCTCCTCTAATTTGAAAAATGCACAATTCAACTGTTCTCCATGTTCGAAATAACAGAACTTATATTGATGAACACCATACACTGTCTGTAAGAATCTCTTTCTATTGACAGCGTAACCTTTGTCCCATCCTAGTGTCGGGTGTGCTTTATGAAGTGCATATAATGATGACACTACTCTCTTATAGGGGTTTCTGACAACACAGAACTTCTGACATCCTTCCACATTTGCAAGAATCTCATTATAAAACTTTGGTTTGTTGTCCTTATACCATTCAACTGGTTTACCATAACCGAATTTGAGTATCTCTGACTTAGATGCAGCTGCATTGGTCTTCATAAACTCTTGTATACTAACCAACACTGTTTGAGTTGCACAACGTGGTGGTGATAATATCAATAGTTCATCCCATCGATATGAGTTGATTCTACGTGGGTCTTGTCCCCATTCGAATGCATCAGAATTAAACTGAGGTAACTCAGCTATTCGTGCTTTCTCTTCCTTTGTATAGTTACGTCTTACGTAAAACATCTAAAAATCTCTCTGCATCAATTACGACTAATGGTTTCTTACCATTCTTCTTCATGACAACAATAGGTTCATAGTCACCACTGTTCTCACATGCTTGGTTATATGCATCCCAAACATTTAATTTTTCTTGATTCTTACATTCTACACTATATGGGAAGATTTGTCTAGACTGTTTTCCTAAAATAATGTCCTCACCTTGAGAACCCATAGGTCTTGATTCTAAATCTTCGGGGTCTAGGTCGAGATGTTCTACTAGTTTATTTGCAAACCACTGTTGTAGTCTACGACCTTTTGCTTTTGCACTTGATGTTTTCATAATATTTTAAACTGCAATATGCATCACAGAATACCTTTACACTTCCATTTTGTATCGGGGTGTGATACTTTATCTCTTCACGTTTTAGTTGATTGTTACACACGTAACATCTAATCGTCTCGTGTGTCTCGTCTATTGTCGTCATCATGGTAACGTCTCTCGGGATACAAGAAGTACACTTGACTGTATCTCCAGTTGTTCTTATAATGTTCGTAATCGTCAATCACTGCACCATGCATTCTGTTACCAGCAAAGATGACTGCACGATTGAATTTGTGTTTCATTTTTCGAACTGTTTTGTGTACGTTAGGGTCAAAGTCAAACATGAGGTTTTCATGTTCTTTGTTGTCGGGGAAATTACCCTCATAGATGTCTGTTCCACCATTACCATCTTTGTCCATAAACACGATTAGGTTGAGAACTGAATGGTCATCAGGTGTTCTCATATCGTCATCTAAGTGTGGGAAGTGTTGTTCGGTTGGTTTAAAATCCTTGAGAGCTCTAAAACAGTTGAACTCGAACACTTGGTCGAACTGATAGTTTCCTTTCCAAAAGTGTCGTCTACAAGTGTCTAGGATACTACCGAAATAGTTTTCTGTGTTTTGTTTCAGACCATATGACCATGAGTGAATCAAACGACAATCATCATAATCAATACCATTTCTTGTGTTATCCTCATCGAGGTATTTCCATCTTGGGTAGTCTTGTTGTTGCAACCACTCATAGATTGCATCGGGGTCGTCATAGAAGTTGTCTATGGTAATGGTCTTGTTATCTCCGTCCCAGTTTACATCCCACTCGGGTGCAAATTGAAATAGTGTATCGAAATTAATTGGTTCTTTCATTTTTTCTTTTTTCCTCAAGTTCCTCTTCATGTTCTTGCATCAATTGTTCATATGATTTGTCTGATTCATTGATTGGTCTTGGATTGTGATGTGCAAGATTAAATGAGAGAGAAATACGTTCATAGTCTTCACTGTATCCTTCCTCTGATTGACCCTCTACACCATGATATAACCATGAAGGCCATAATAGGAAATCCATACAATTCGGATGTATATGTAACTCATGTGTAAAACCACTGGTACCCAACCTACATGCTTTGTTAGTACTCAACTCAGGTGAGTCATATTTGAGTTCAACATTCTTGTATTCTAACTCATTCATCTTCATTGCCATTTGAGCTTGTGGGTTGACAAATTTGATAGGCATGTCATTGTTCCCATCTGCCTTGATGTACCATGTTCCACTGATTGTAGAACCATTATGAATATGATAGTTGTGAGAGTTTCTTCCTTGATATCTATTGACCCATGCAAACAAATGAACGTGTTCATCGTCTGCAATATAATCATCCCATACATGTTCCATATATTCTCTATATGTCTGTTTGATATTCATCTCGAAGTCTTTGTACCACTGCATCTCATACATCATTGCACGTGCTTTCTTAGAGAAGTATGTGGTGTAACACTCATCTAAACGTGGGTGTGTTTCTTTAACCACGTCAGTCAATTTTCTGATATCCCTTATGACATCATCTCTATTGCAAGTGTCAATTACACCCTTAAACATTGGTGTTTCAAATATAGGAAACAATTCACCTTTATATGGTCTCTGATTTTCCAACACAGGAACTTCCATAGGGTTATCACCCTGTGCAGCGTGTGGTGGTTTTTTACCCAACACTGGTGGTGGAGTGTATGTGTGAATTGGTTTTTCCTCTATACGAGGTGGTGTTTGGATTGGTGCATCTTCAGGTACATCTGCTGGAATCTCATGTTCTACATCCAGTGATTTGATGAGTGATTCTCTCTCACTTTGGAGTTCTCTATCTGAAGGTGTGACTGTTCTCAATGATGGTCTTTCATCGTTGGGTTTTCTAGATAACATTACTTAGTGTCTTCCTCAAGTTTACGTGTTACGTCTTCATAGTATACAACGACCTCACCAAGTTCTCTGATGTATCGTCTAAGTTCTTGCATGTTTGTTGACATGACTTTATAATCACCAATGGACGTTGCAACAAATACTACGTCTCCCTTGTTCTGTTCCTTCATGGTGTCCATGAATCTGTCTAGATAGGTATAACCTTCAGGCCAATCAGGATTCTCTCTGTCTTCTTGTAAACAATCCTTTGGTCTCTTCATAGAACCATCATCTTGTAATCTCTTGATACAAGGATTTGCAATCCGTGCTTCAGATACCACATACCATTTAGGTGGTGTTAGTTGTAGGGGTCTTGGTAATTCGGGTTGAATAATATCTATCTCTAATGGTTTAGAGACAATCTCTACCTGTTTGGTTGGTAGTAGTGAACAACTAGTCGTTAGAACTAGTAGACTCAGAATTCCTAAATTCTTTAGTGTCATTCTCTATCTCCTTAAATACTTCTGCAGTTCCATTATTAAATCGGGTCTCTATCATCCCTGGCTTCACTAATGCAAGTTTATCTAAGTTGTGTTTAGAGAATATCTCTAGATACCTAGCTTTATCTGCTTCGATTTCGTTATTTCGTCTTTGTAAGTTACCTAATGCTTTACCCTGTCTTTCGTATGACTCTTGTAGGGCAACCATAGTTTGTTTTTGTTCCTCTACTGCACCTTCCAACTTGATGTTGTTTGCAGTGAGTGTTTGATTCTCGTTATACAGATACCATGAACCTAATCCTAATACCAGTATAATTGCAATGAAAAATTGATTCATTTATACGTCCTCTATAATATAGTTCAAACCCGATGAAGACCTATATTCTATCGTTTTGTTATTCTCATCTCTAAACTTGAGATGTTTCTCTTTTTGGATTAATATCTTCTTGGTTATATAAGTCCTATCATCGTTGTCCCCATATTCTGAGTTAAACGATACCGTCACCTTATATCGGGTTGCAAAAAGACTGACCAAATATTTCCATAATCTATCCATATGAGTATTTAGTCGTCTTTTCTAAGTTCTTTTAGTTTCTTGATAGTTCTCTCTGCAGTGGTGTGTAGGATACCAATCCCACCTGCGTTCTCCCATGCATCAATGTTCTCTAGTCTATCATCGACAAGAACAGAACCCTTGTATGCAAATGCAGCTTTCTGTTTACCACCCATAGTGCAAGTAACTACTACACAAGGGTCAACATGTTTTCTAATCCACTCGTTCTTGTCATAGACAACGAGTTCTCTGTTAACCTTACCTGCTGCAGTCAATATCTCCCATGGTACATTACAGTGTTTGACATATGCAATCAAGTCATACATGTCACTGAGAGGTTCTAGTTTTGCAAACAGTCTCTTGTTTGTTAGTTCTTCCTTTCTTAAGTCGTATTCGTTGTGTCCATGTGCATCATTAGTTAATGCATGACCAATCATCTCGGGTTTTGCAACCCCTCCGAGAAAGTCTGCTAGGACTCCATCCATATCTAGAAAGATTCTTTTCACGTTTTTCACTTCTTTTTCCATACTGTTATAATAACAAAAAGTACTACCTATTGTCAAGGGGTATTTTGATTTTTTTACCTAGATTGTACATGAATATCCATCGTGTTTCATCTGTATCATTTTGATAAGAATGATAGGGTCTTTCTCTGTCAATTCCCATCCAATATCCACAGTTGATACCCCATTTGTCTTCTACACCCCCGATACCTCTAGTCTTATCAGGGTTCAACTCACTAAAAAACTTGGTTCCATTACCTTCCTGTGGGTGTAGGTATATGATAAGTGTATGCATTTTCGATGGAGTGTCTTGATGTACTCCATATCTACAACGAGGTGGTGTTGTTTGTAGTTCACCAACACAGGTATAAGGTGACTCATCTACGTCATAGTCTACCCATCCATTACCCTCTTTGACTATGATACTATCTTCATGGGTGTGGAAATATCGTGTAACGAAGTCTTGAGCTTTTTTTACTATAGGGAATTTTTGTGCGTGATATTGACCTAACTTTTCATCACATGGTTGATTTGGTACTACATTTGTAGTGTCAACATCTGAATCATTAAAGGTTTTACTTAAGGGAACACCTTTATAATTGTCGGGTGGTGTATCTGACTTGATGAATTCTAATAGTCCATCCAATATGTCTTGTGGAAAGAAATTCGTTAAACGTATACCATATTCAAATCTTTCTTCTGTCATAGTTCTATAGCAAATATCTTCTTTTCATCCAACTTGACTTTCTCTAGGTCAAATTGTATACTAACACCACAACCACATGATGCCTCTTCTTTTGGGTTAATGAACTTGAACACTTCATTCAGTCCTTCTTTTACATAATCAAGGGTCATACCAGTTAAGTAAGGAACACTTATCTTGTCTATGACAAACTTAACCTCACTCCACTCTATGACAATATCATCATCAGACTCAGAATCACAAGAATCAAAGACGTACTCGAAACCAGCACAACCTCCACCTGTGATACCCAATCTAATGAATTGAAAGGATTCTCTATCCTTCTGTTCAAGAAGTCTCTGATACGCTGCATTGGTGAGCTCTATCATCTCTCCTCTATGTCATCTTCATGTAATGTATATCCACAAAATATACAAAACATAGGGTCGTATTCCAAACCTTCCATTTTGTGTTCTATCTTAAATTCTCCATCACACTCACTGCATACGATGTCTAATTTATCCATTTGTTTCTATCTCCATGTTAGGCATTAAGGTGGATACAAAATTGTCCCACGATTTAGGTTTACCGTCAATTAACATGACGGGTAGGTCATTTCTATTGTATTTTTTAAGTATGTCTTCTTTAAAATTAAAGTCTTCACCCAAACGATATACTCGGATTTCATGTTCCGATATGTCTAGTGTCTTTGACAAGTGTTCTGCCCTCATCGACATTGCACTATCATCTACGTAAAGTAATACTTGCATTAGAATTTAAAAGCTAATAGTAAAAAAATACCAAATAAAAATAAGTTTGTAAATAACAATAATAATCCTAAGATGGTGTGATACCACACCCATCTAGTTCTATATGCATTATCAATTGTAAGTTCTGTGGGGTCAGCATCAGGATTTTGTTCCTTATGTTTCTTTACTATGTCCTCTTCTTTACCCCAAAATATGTCATACCATGTCATACTATATATTTCCTATAATTTACCGAAATCTGCAAAGGTGTCATCACTGACATCTTGCTTAATCCCTCCTATCACATAAGACTCAATCTCGGTCTCTTGTGGTGCATTTTGAAGGGACTTACTCCTTAACCAGTGTTCAGTCCACGGTAATGGATTATTTGTTGCTGGTACATCATATATAGGTTTAAAACCTATTCCTTTGAGTCGTCTATTTGCAATCCATTCAACATAATTACCTAGTAATGGTGCAGATAGACCAATCATACTTCCCTTCTCAAACAAATACTCTGCCCACTCTTTCTCTTGGTCGACAGCATCTTTGAACATTTGATACACTTCTTGTTCTGTATCCTTTATAACTTTTGACATAATCTTGTCATTTTCGTGTTTTTGCCAGTTCTTGATAATGTGTGTAGATACTGCAAGGTGTTGTGCTTCATCTCTTGCAATGAATGATATAATCTTTGCACTACCTTCCATGAGTTTGAGTTCACCGAATCCAAATGTACATGCAAATGACACATAGAATCTAATACCTTCTAGTATGTTTACTGATATCATTGCAAGATATAATGATTTGTATAACTCATACTCATCTACTTTGAGACCCAGTAGTTTACGTCTACCGATATCTATAAATTTGTCATATCTTTCTGTAACTGCCTCTGCACGTTTTAAAATAGCAGGTTCGTCTACGATAGTGTCAAACACTTCATTTGGATTTGCATATAGATTCTTTACCATGTGAGTGTAAGAACGTGAATGGATAGTTTCCATGAAGTCCCATGTCACCATTGCACCTTCCAACTCAGGAAGTGTTACAAATGGTAAGAATGCAATAGCAGGGCCTCTACCCTGTACTGAGTCTAGTAATGTTTGATATCTTAAGTTTGATGTAAAGATATGTTTCTGTGCTTCGTTCAATGACTGAAAGTCATTTCTGTCTTTTTGTAAAGACACTTCTTCGGGTCTCCAAAAGTAACCCAACTGTGTTTGTGTTAGTTTATCAAATACTGGATATTTGAACTCGTCAAATCTTTGAGTGTTCAATGGTTCTCCAAAGAACATAGTGTTCTTTGTAAAGTCTACTTTGTTTCTATTAAATACTGTCAATTTCTTTCACCTCTGCTTCTGTATCATATGGTTGGGGTAATCTGTTCTTCACTGTTGTATTTGGAAATGAAATTGGATAGTTGTTTGGTATATGTGCAAACTCGGGATGCATTTCAACTTTAGACAAAGCTATCTTTCTATCCTCTGACTTTTGACTATAATCTTCATAAAAATTATCTCTACCATCGTTCTCCACTTCGGGACACATTTGATATATGAGACCATTCTCGTTAACCCAATGACAAAATATATGATATGAATAATCACCAACTAATCTATCTCTCCAATGAAATACATTAGGGCCTTGATAGACCATCACATCACCAACTTCTAGTGATATAGGTTTTAACCCCTCAATTAGTTTTCTTTTGTTTATTGATAACCCCTGAGTGTTATGCCATACCACATCTTCATGTCTCAAACCCATACCTGAGTTCTGCATACCATCTGTTGTATAGTGTTCCATTATATGTTCATCGTTTAATGCATTCACTCTACCATCCACCCATATATTCCATGGTTTACCAAAATCAGTTTTAAAGTCCATTGGTGCAGTAAAACTAATCTCACACGCTGGTCTATCAGAGTGTACCTTCATGTATCCATTACGATTATACTTACGTGAATATGCATAAGTTCTTACTAAATCAATACCCAACGTTTCTTCAAGTCTAGGAGTTGCCCAGTCTTGGAGTGCAGTTGCCCATGGTGCGTTGTCCAAAGGTGACTCTGAAGTGTTATGAGTGTCTTTGGGTGAACCCGAACCTGTATCGTATTCTACGTTTTTAGGAATGACTTCATTGATTTTTTGACTGGTTTCCCACCTCTTCCATGTGGACTTTACCATCTCAATGATTTCTTTTGGAATGAAGTTCCTGAGAACAACATACCCACCTGACATGAATTGTAGTCCTTCTGCAGTCACGACCATGTCGGGTCGAGGTTTACCCTCCGTTTTATAAGAAATACTATATTTCTTCATATTGCACATGCCTCACAGTCTTCTTCATCACCACCTGCTGTATCAATCATAGGGGGAATATATTCATTCATTGCAGAGTTTTCATCTACAATGTCAACCTCATCAGTTTTACCATCCATAGTGTTCTGATAATATGAGGTCTTCCATCCATATTTATATGTATTCAGTAGGTCTCTTGCCATTACTGATACTGGAACTTCATTGTTGTCATAGTTTTCGGGATTGTATGACCAGTTTCCACTGATGCCTTGGTCAAAGAATTTCTGCATGACTGCAACAACATTTATGTAACCTTCATTAGATTTCATATCCCATAGTAATGTGTAAAAGTTCTTTAACAGTGTATACTGAGGTACAATCTGTTTAAGAGGGCCTTTCTTACTCTTCTTAACACTCAAGTGGTCTCTAGGTGGTTCTACACCATTCGTTGCGTTAGAGACGACTGAGGAACTCTCAGAGGGCATCTGTGCAGTTAATGTGGAGTGTCTAAGACCATGTTCTTTGATATCCTTTCTTAGTTTGTCCCAATCTTTTTTGTATACTGGTTTGACTAATTCATCAACCTCTTTCTTATAGTGGTCGATAGGAAGTAGTCCTTGACTGTACTTTGTTCTATCATAGTATTCACATGCACCCTTAACTCTTGCAAGTTCATTAGATGACTTCAAGAGATTGTATTGGAATGACTCTGTCAAATCATGTACAAGTTGCCATGCTTTGGGGTCATCGTACTTGACCTTGTTCTTTGCAAGAAAATGTGCAAGACCAATGTATCCTATACCTAATGACCTACGTGCAAGTGTTGACCTCTCTGCAGCTGGTACAGGATATTCTTGATAGTCAATCAACTCTTCGAGACCTCTGACTGCAAGGTCACATAACTCTTCCATCTCTTCTTCTTTTACTGTACCTACGTTGATTGCACTTAAAATACACAATGCAATCTCACCCTTACCATCAATGTGTTGGATTGGGTCTGTTGGTAGTGTAATCTCTTGACATAGATTACTCATGTTCACCTTATCAGTGAATGATGAGTGTGAATTACTATGGTCAATGTTCATGATGTAAATTCTACCTGTCTCTGCACGTTCTTTCAACATACTACCAAACAAGTCTCTTGCACTTACTGTGGTTTTAGGGACAGAATAAGCTCTTTCGTACTTCTCGTATAACTCATCAAACCCATCTGTACCAAATGACTCGTACAAGCCAGGGACATCATGAGGACTAAACAAACTGATGTTCTCATTTTTTAAAAACCTCTCATAAAATAATTTACTTAACTGAATACTGTAGTCTAATTTTCTGACTCTGTTATCTTCAGTTCCTTTATTGTTCTTCAACACTAAGATGTCTTCTATCTCTTGGTGCCATATCGGGAAGTGTACTGTTGCACTACCACCACGTACACCATTCTGTGTACAACATCTTACTGTAGATTCAAATTTCTTTAGGAAAGGTATAACACCTGTGTGTTGAACCTCTCCACCTCTGATTCGTGAACCAATACCTCTGATTCTACCTGCGTTGATTCCAATACCAGCTCTTTGTGCAACGTATCTACCGATTGCCATATCAGAACTGAAGATTGAATCAAGTGTATCATCTGAGTCTACTAGAACACAAGATGCAAACTGTTTCAATGGTGTTCTCACACCTGCCATGATTGGGGTTGGAATACTAATCTTGAACTTAGAGATTGCATTGTAGTATTTACGTACAGTGTCTAACCTATCACCTAAGTCTCCTCCGTAATTCTTAAATAGAGTCATTGCAATCAACATGTACATGAACTGTGGTGTCTCAAAGATATCATCTGAACTTCTATCTTGTAATAGGTATTTGTCTACTACTTGTCTTAGACCTGCGTATGTGAAGTTCAAGTCTCTAGAGTGTCTTATCATACCATTGAGTTTCTCTAGTTCTTCTGATGTATAATGATTGAGTATCTCTTTGTCATATACACCCCTCTCTATGTTCTTGTTTATCATCTCTGATAGTGAAGGATAGATGTCATCGTGTGACCACTTAGTACCGAACACTCTCTTCTGAATAGAGAACAGTAATAATCTAGATGCAACTTGTTGATAGTTAGGTGAATCTAATGATATCAAATCGGATGCAGATTTGATAAGAATGTTCTGAATGTCGTTTGTTGTGATACCATCAAAGAATTGTAAACCACTGTTCATTTCAATCAATGATTCTGATACACCTGTAATGTTCTTGGTTGCAGCTTCAACCATTTTGTGTATCTTATCTAAATCTATGGGTTTTGACTCACCACTTCTTTTTATTACTTTTAACTGGTCATTCATTTCCCACTCCACTTAGTGTAAAACCATACTGGTGGAATTACAAGTAAACATCCAATGACAATATTTGCTGTCATCCATAGTGGAAAATCAACTAATCCACCTAATCCGTCTGATAATGCATTTCCTAACATTGCACCGAATAATGCACCATTGACTCCACTACCACTTAATTTTTTATCTAAATCTATTCCTAATAATGCACATGCAGCTAGCACCCCATTATCAATAATACCAAATAACATCCCCTCTAACATTTATACTCCTTCAATTTTAATTTTGCCTGTAATCCTGAGTGTGTGTTGTCCTTTATTGTTTGTATAATTTGGTCAACACTCAATCCACCTCTCACCATATCATTGATGTCTTTTAATCCTTTGACTTGTTTGGTATTCCAAATGCACACACTCCACCCATCATCAATAACTGAGTTTATTTTCTTTAGGATTTGTGTATTGCGTGGTTCGTTGTCATATATTAGGATTGCATTCCTTTTCAATTTATTATCTAGTTTACTAAAATCACTACCACCCACAGCAATACTGTTTGGTAGGAAAAGACTATCTATCGGGCCTTCTGTTACGAAGACTGTCTTTTTTGTATCCACATTGTCTATATTGTAGATTAACGGGGTCTCATCATCAAACCTCATGGTGAGGTATCTAAGTTTACTATCGTTTATTGCACGACCAGTGAGTCCTATGAGTTTACCATCTTTGTAGAATGGTAATACTACTCTAGGGTCTGACCCCAGTACTCTATCCTTGTATTTTGCATGTACCTCTGCAAGTTTTTGACTACTATCGATATAGTATATTTCACTTGATTCGGGTATCATCCTTTCAGATAGATACTTGGAAGATATATCAACCTTCCATGCGTCTTCACATATTTTGTGGACAGTAGTATTTAGAAGATTGGTTTGCGGAGTGAACCTGAATTTGTGACTTGGTAACATTTTTGTGGGTCTTTTTTTACCACGTCCTGTTTCCTTCAACCACTCTTTGAGATACTCTTTGTGTGTCTCTGCAAAATTGTCTTTGATGAAGTTTACACTTGATTTAGATACACCACAATTGTGACATTTGTAGATATACGACTGTTCAACCACGAAGTGATAACCTCGTGCTTTGTAGGAATTAGTCTCGGAATCACCACAGTATGGACAAGAATGGTTTAATAGTGTGTCATTCTTCCATTTACTGTTGGGTAGATAAGCGAGAACCATATTCAAGTATTTTCTCTCTAACCATTGTGTCATAATATATTAAGTATAACAGATTAACTGTTTTTTGTAAAGTCACTTATTCTTTCTTTTGGTACTAATAATGAGGTTTTTCTCTTGATTACGGGTCTTGGGTGTGAACCTGCTGGATTAGCAAGTAATCCTGTTGCAGTGATGAGTAACAGTACTGCAAGTGGGTCGAATACAAATATGATTGCATAGATGACCCATCTTACTGCATTGTCTAGATAGTCTTTGGCATTTTCTTCTCCGTATATTACTTCTGCAACATACTTGATAGGGCCAATCTCTCCTTCTTGTTCTAATTGTAGACGTTGAAGGGGTAGTTTATCTTCATTGAGTTTTACTATATCATCGATTATACGGTCAACATCAACTGCAATTTCTTGTCTTTCGTCTTGTTGTCTTCTATCGATATAGTTTCTATCTTGTGGTCTTGCAGTGTTGATAATATTATCTAAACTTGCAACTCTACCTTCTAGTCTTTCCAGTTGTGATTCTCTACTTTCTATTCTCTTGTCTATGATAGACATTTCGAGTGAATATGAATCACCTGTAAGTGTGGTCTCAATGTTTGCTTTTGAAAGGAACCCAAATATACCCAATGACGTAATCAACATAAGTATCACGACTGCAGTAGTCAAGTAATACTTCATGTAATTTAATCGTTCCCACTGCAAGTGTAGATAAGCTGCAGTTACCAACTTACCAAACTCTAAAGAACCTGCCATGATTACCACTGACAACCATGCACCACTAAACATAGTTGCAAGTCCCAATACTGAGAACCATGCAGCTATACCTGCGATACCTATTGCAGTACCCAGTGCTAACCAGTTAAGATATTTAAAATTTCCTTGCATATGATATAATTTCTATTTCTTTTGTGAGACTGTTTTCAAGGACAACCTCTCGTCCTCTATCCAAATCCAATTTCAAAAGTGTATCATCTATTATACCTTCTGCAACCACTTTTTGCAAGGGGTTTCTTGTCATTAATTTAAAAATTCTGTTATCTACAGAATGTTTCTTACGTCTCACTACAGGTTTGTCTGTCGAAACAGCTGCCCCTGTAGAATTGATAGGTGCATCTTCATCAAACACCTCGGGTACCATATGTTTGTATAACCCTTCTGCGAGTGTTATGCCAGCTTTATAATCGGTTACATAGTGTAACCCTGCGAGAACCCTACCATATGCACATATATCTGCTCCCTTAAGTAACCCTTCCTTATGGTCGGGATACTGACCTCCGTAGTATAGTGCAACAACATAGGGTTGTACTGTGTGTCCTGATGGGTATGAAGGTGTCTTTGCAGTGTCTGTTACAAATCTATCATACTCATCATTTACCAACTTTGCAAATTGATATGGACGAATTCTATTGTAGTGCATCTTGTAGTGTCGGATGATAGGAACACATTGTTGTTCAATGTATTCTATTCTGTCATCTTCATACTCAAGATTATTCTCATCAAGATATTTCTTAATGAAGTGTGATGCATCTTCATCACACAATTTATATTGTTCTTTTTGTTCGTCTGTAACGTTTAGAGCTGCACGTTTAGTTTTCTTAAAATCTACTAAACATTCAGGAGAACTGTTCTTAGGTGGTTCGGGTAATTTTATCTCTTTCCAATTGTCATCAAACAATTCAATATTTTCATATTTGGGTTGTTTAAGATTCTCGGGTTTATCGTATAAAATATCATCCCAATTTTTACTCTCAGTAAACATCATCTTGAGTTACCAATACTTTGTCTTCTCCGATGAATCCAACATATACACTTAGTCCGTATATGATTGAATGTTCTGCAACAACTTTTATATCTGTCTTCTCGGGATAGACCTTAAAACTATAAGAGTCTATATCTTCGTTCTGTTTCAACTGTCTTCTTAACTTGTAAGAACCCATATGTAGTTTACCTACTCCGACCCCTTCTGCGATTGTCTCGGGGGTTAATGCCTCTGTTTTCTTGAGGTGTCTATAAAAATCTTCACACAAGATATCTGCTTGTATGTTGTCTAATTCAAAGTGTTCCTTTAACAGTGCAAGTGCAACTGCATAGGAAGCTAATTGTGATTTACCGAAAGGAACTTTCTCTATTAGTTTCTTTAGGTTAAACACCAGTCTGTGTAATGGTGTTAACGAATTCTTTTCTTCACCCGTCTTGGGGTTGTTCTCGATTTTTATCTGTGGATTGTTGGGGTCGGGTAATGTCTTGATTCGGTTTCCACGTTCATCGATGAAACCAAACCTATATGCCTGTGTCTTCTTAAAAGGTGTTACTAACATCTTCAGTATTCTGAAGACTATTAGTGAGTCTATCATTCTATTAGGCATCTATAGTTCTCTAAGTTTTTCTACCAAGTTACCATCTACGGGTATCTCAGGTCTCCAGTCTTCTCTAATGTATTGCATATAGAGAAGTAATGTTTTAATTGTTGACCAATATTCTATGTCCTTTATCTTAAACTCTAACATTCTCATGCAAGGGTCATAACCGAATACATTGAATAAACAAATGAGATGATTTAACATGAGTCTTTCTCTTGACTCACCAAATTCATGATAACGATATAACAATCTTTTTAGATACCTGAATCTCCTCAAATCATCTTGAAAGTCGTCTAGACTTTCACACTGAGGGTCATCATAGTGCTTCATTGCGAAAGCACTGAAATTCTTAACTGTTAGCTTGTCAAATAGACTCATAATGTAAAATTATTTAGTATAACTCTCAGAAGAGAATTATACTAAACTACCGTAAACTTTATAAGAACCTGATTCTAGTTGTTCGTATTTGAGTTTAAGATTATAGATAACAGATTCTGACTCAATCTCATCGATTGGAGTGTCCACTGTTTTACCGATAATATTACCATATCTTGAAAATGGAATTTCTAATTCACCACTTTCTTGAAGTTCATCACCATCGATACCATCTACTCTAGGGTCATCTGATACTACTTCTTCTCTATTTAACCCCAACAATGCAAGTTTAGCTTCAATTTGTGCAATTGCAGCTTTTGGATTTAGGAACTCTGACACTGCAGTGTGTCCTAAGATTGCATTGATTGTTCTTTTTACATCACCGTCTTCTAAATCATGAGGGACTTTATTAGAGGATAATCCTGCTCCGTCAAATCCCTCGATGTTTTCTGAAATGTATTCTTTAAAATTTTTCATAATTAAGCAACTACTGTTATTGTTCCAGCGGCTGTTCCTATTGCACCACTACTAGTGATTGTTGAGTTACCACCACCATTTGTGTCAACGATTGTTCCACCATTTAGTGAAACTGCGTTTGCACCGATACTTAACACGTCACCTGCTGATGTAGCTGCATTAGCTGCTGCAATCGCAAGACTGAATGTAAGTTCGTTTGATGTTGAACCACTTGCATATGATAATGTGTGGTCTGCATTTGTGTCATTTGTAACCGTCAATTGTGGTGTACCTGTTACAGTCACATTCTCGTTAAAGATAACTTTAACTGATAGTGTTCCACCTTCTGATTTGTCAAATGCTGTAGTAATCCAATCGATTTCTGTAATATCTGCTTGACCAATTCCAACTGATAAGTTAGACCCAGTTGCAACTAGAATCTCTTCTAAGTTTCTAGAACCTACAGTCTTCTTAAGAACCCAACCTTCTGGCTTAGCGATAGTGTTTTTCTTGTCTGCGTCTGAAAGATATTTTGGTTTACTTTCGTCTGCGTCTGATACTCCCCATAATGCCATTTTTATTCTCCTAATTTGCTTTGGATACTCTCAATATAGCGTTAAATGCTTTATTGAATGATTTTGTATCCTTTTGTAATAATTGTAAGTATTTAGTACGAACAGGTGCTCTAACTTTCATTAAAGTGTCATGAACTGCAACTGCGTCACTATTCTTCACTTTAGTCTTTTTCATATCATCTGTTCTTACTTCACCGTCCTTAGTTCCGTCTTTAAACTTTCTAAGTTGCATCAACATTGATGCATCGGGTCTATTTTGAACTCCTTTTGCCTTCGATTGAAGTGCATCTAGAGCTCGTTGGTAGACTTCATCCTCTTCTGCTTCGGCATACTTACCCTTTGCCATTGTAGATATTTTAAGGAGTCTACTTTTTAAATCTTTTTCGTTCTTTGACTGGGAAACTGCACGTGCAATCTTTTTGTTTCCAGCATCAGACATCATACCGAAGTCTGAGATTATTTCCATAATCTGTCTGACTTCTGCCATGTCTTTCTTGACATAACCAAGTTTCTTCAATTTCTCTTTGAAGATTTTAAGACGTGCATCAGTAGTAATTAACTTTTCTACTTCTTGCACTGTCATGTCTTTTTTATCTTTTTTGGACATTTATTTCTCGTCAAAGTGTTTGATTGAAGAAGGGTCACCATATGATGATTTACCCCTTGCAATCGAATCAAAATCTCTTAAATTCTTTTTAGTACCTGAAAGTGTTACAATAGTATCTTTACCTTGTTTCTTCATTGATACTTTTAAACCCATTCTAGATGCTTGTTTCATCTTAGTTTCTTCGGGTTTCTGCATGTCTCTAACTCTGTAGACAATCTCTGCTTCCATAAGAGATTCTTCATGCATTTTTTTGTATGTATCCATGACTGATTCTTTTTGCATCAACTTTTTAGTTTGAAGTGTACCAATCATCGTAAGAACTGTATCTCTTGCATCAAGAACTTTCTTATAAGCTGCATTGTGTTTTGTATCTTTAAGTTCTTTGTCACCCATAGTTGCAATCTTCTGATAATCTTTTAACACTTTCTGCATGTCTTTAGATACCTTTTTCATTGCATTGATTTCTTTGTCACTGACTTCGTTTAGAAGAAGACTTTCTAGTAGTTCTACATCCTTTTCGAAATCAATATCTTCTTTAACTGGATTCTTCTTTCTGATGTCTAAACATGCTCTCCATAACTCTTCTCTAGTCATAGTATCACTAAGACCTGAGTTCTTAGCGTGCATTAAACCGTATTTGAACAGTTCTTTGTATATACCTTCTGCATCTAACTTTGAACCTGCGAGTTCTCTTAACTTTCGATTCATTGTTGCATTTTGTTGTGCAGAGATTCTCTTAGAATCATTAATGAATGCAAAGTAGTAATCACCATCATAGATGGGATAACTTAGAGATAACCATTCGTTTTTTAATGCAGAATTGTTGAAGTAATGGTCATCTTTGTCGTTAGCTAGAATCCACTCTTGTTCTTTTGCATCAATACCAATCTTCTTTGCAAAGACATTTAGAGGCATTTTCTTTGACATTTTTGCCATGATTTACCTCGGTAATCCTTTAGGTGCTTTTGCTTTTCTCATCTTAGACATGATTCTTCTTTCCATGTTCTCTTCGATAGGTGCATACTTAACACCATTTTCCCACATTTCTTTGTAGGCATCTAAGATGTTCTTATGTTCAGACATGTTTTCTTTTTCTCTAGTCTGTTTGTCTTTTAACTTTTCCATGTCTTGAACATGTTTAAGGTTTAGTTTTGCTTTATCTTCTGCATCACCTTGATTTAAAAGTTTTGCACCTTTTTTTCTATCGTGATAAGTGAACTGGTAATTCTTACCATTCTTATCATCTTTAACAATGTAACCTTTTGGAGTCATCTTAATGACTTTACCCATGTACTTAGCACCGTCACCACGGTAATAATCAATCTCTGTTCCTACTTTGATTGAGTTCTTAGTCTCTGCACCCATACCATGTTTTGCAAGAACTCTGTAGTTCTCACCTAGATTAACTGATTCGTTTGCATATTGTAATGCATTTTGGACTTCTTTTGCTTTAAGGATTTTTGAACCATAATGTCTTGCAATTTCTTTACGAGCAATAGTATCTGCACCACCTAAGTCGAGTGCAACTGATACTGCTTTCTTTAATTCAGGGTCTTTAACAGGATTTCTACGGAAATAAGTAGAGATTTCTCTACCTGTTAGTTTCTGTTTTCCATAAGGGCCGAGGGGGTTGACCTTCCCGTCTTTATCTAAGATTTTTTTTGCTTCGTGAAATAGATTAACCATTAGTCGTTCTCTTTAAGTTTCTCTTTTGACTTTAATTCTTTTTCGTACTCCTCTACCTCTGAGCAAGTGTACTTCTTACCAGCAACTACGAATTCTTTATCTCCGTTTTCTCTTGCAGCTGATAGTGCTTTAGTGAATGCATTACCTTTTTCATTCATTGCTTTACCGATAGCTTCTCTTCTTTTGATTAGATACTTATCAGTGTCGTCTTTGTCACCATCGTTATCAACATCACCGTCTTCTCTTCCTACAGGGTCAAGTTTCTTACCCTCTATGATATTACGTGATGCTTCAATCAATGATTTTGTTAATTCATCAATCATTAGTTTTCCCCTCGAAGTACTTGAACATTTTTCTCTTTCCTTCTTTCGTTAAATGTAATTGTTTTGCAAGTCTACCCAACATGTTTCTTTCTGTGAGTTTCTCTATGGTTTTTTCGGGTGTTTCGGTTTCTTCGGGTAGAGGTTTTACACCTTGGTCTTTGAACATTTTCATCAATGCATTGTTTGTTGCAAGTTTGATATTTTTATCTTTTCCTAATGCCTTTACAGTTTTCATAAATCCTTGTGGATTTTGTTTCTGCATTGCCTGAATGACCTTTACACCAGTCATGTTTAACATTTTTGCAACACCATAACCTGCGTCTTTATCACCCTTAAGATTGAATAACTTATCAATCATTCCAGCTGCAGATGCTTCTAAAATCACATCTTCTTCTAGATTGATTTCTATGTCTTCTATTTCAGGAAGTGTATCATCTTCAAATCCAGTGTTTAATTCACTCTCTATCTCTTCATTCAAGATTTCGTCAGCAGTTTTTTCTACACTACCTTCTTTGAGAGCCATGTGTCCACGAACTTGTTCTAGTTTTTCTTTCCAGTTTTCTGATTTATAACTCATAGTACTATTATTTATGTTTTTTTAAAACTTACCTCGTGGTATAATTGTACCGTCCTTTGGTGAACCGTCTTTATTATACTTTGATGGAGGATACCTGTCTAAGTTTTCGATTCTCAGTATCAAGTCTCCAGTTCCTTTTATTATTCTGTGATAAACACCCCTAGTAATTTCAAACTTCTCTCCGACCTCTAATTCAAATGGTAACATTTCATCGAATTGAAACATCCATCCTACTGACTTAATCACTGTCACAAGTCTTGTTTCCTTGTCCCTGTGCCAAATCAAATCTTCGGGATTTACGTCATCTCTAAACCTACGTATTTTGTAGATTTGCTCTGTGCCGTACTTCCGTCTATTAGTGTCTTCGAAAGGTAAAGTCATTACAGTTCGATTCTATCACCCTCTTCGATTTTCTTTTCAGACCATCTATCTGCCCATGATTGACAATAAAATTCTGTCTCATCAGGCATAGGGTTTGTTGCAACCAACTCACCATTTTCTACTAAATCGATTTCATAACCGTTTAGTGGATTCCCATCAACAACATAGATACATGCATGTCTACGATTAGTATTACTACTGTAGATATGTAACAATCTGTCGTTGGTCTCATCTCTAAGATGAGCTTCAAACTCAAATGAGTGGTCTTCAACCTCCAATGTTTCGGGGTCGTACTCCACAGTTACGTGTTTTTGTGGTTTCACGTCTTCAACCACTTTCTTCTTTTTTAATGATATAGCCATTATACTAATTCCTCTTCCTTCAAATCAATTGTGTTAATAAAGTCCTGACACCAATTTTCTGCAACGTCTTCTGCGTATGATTCACTATGGTTGTGAACCTTCCGTGTTGCAACTTGTGTGTCATTGATATATAGGTCTACTTCGAAACCTTGTTTTGTTAAGTAAACGTTTGCACTTTTACTTTCGTGTTTATAGTTGTGAAAAAGTTGTCTCACATTATCCATAATATACTCCTATCTTACCAAAAAAATGAACCACCACCCGATAGTCCTAACTGTTTTGCATAACGTGGTAGTCTGCAACTCCAATAGGCAGCTGATGTTTTATCTGTTTGGGATGAACAGTTATGTCTTGCCGCAAATGACTTTCTTGCTTCAGGGTCATCTAACTTAACTGATAAGTTTGCCCCTCCGTCTTTTGCACCAAAACTAACTTTTTTTACATTACCCGAAGAAGGGTCTTTAACATAAACATAGAACTTCTTAGCTCCACCTCTCTTAGGTTTGTTTAGTTCTTTCTCCTTCTCATCCTTTTCTTCGTAAGTTAATCCTTTTAGATTTAACTTCTCAAAGATTGAAGGTTCTTCCTCTTCCATAGGACAATCCAATGGTACAAGTTCTCCTTCGAAAATATCAAATTGACCAATGTCTGTTTCAATAGTCATCTTGTCAACTTCTGTTAATCTGTATCTGTCTTCTGCAACCAATCTCTTTACTTCTTTGATTACTTCAAAGTACATGGTAGACCCCAATCTATATGGATTGTCTAAGAAGTTGATGTTTTTTTCTTGTAACTGTTCAATTACTAAGTCAACACCTTGTTCTCTCAATGTCTTCATGCCAAGTCCTTATCGTGGTTTAAATTACCTTTTTTCTTCTTGACTATAAATGCATTCACACGTGCATGACCCCACTGTTCAGGTGTTGTCCCTGGCCTATGTCCTGTCTTCCATGCAGCGACTCCACGTTTATACACTTTCTTAAGTGTACCTACACTTATACCACTTTTCTTTGACTTGTCTTCGAATGAATCTTCTTCTAGAGGTTTTTCACCTTTCTCTTTCTTAGAGATTGCAATTGCAGCTTGTTGAGCAGGTGATTGTGCCTCTTCGAT